GAGAGCACGGAGACGTCCACTTGACATTCCCAAATAACGTTGTTATTGGTATCAAGCGTGATGTAACTGTTTACCGCTTCTTCTGGCCAAAGAAGGACTCAATCGAATATACAATGTATACTCGTGTTGGTACCCAAATTGAGCAGGCAGATGCATGGGTAGTCGTAAAAGACGTTAAGGTTGCTTCTTAATTTAAGAAATAACTTGCTGGAAAGGCCCCCAATTAATTTTGGGGGCTTTTCATTTTAATTTTCTAGTGCTATAATTTATATACATACCAAAGGAGTATATATGTCATTTGACACACTTAAGGTCAAGGATCTAAAGACATTAGCAGCAAACTTTGCAGTTGATGTCGATGGACTAAAAAATAAAGCAGATGTAATTGCGGCACTTGCAGAAGAGGGAGTTACTTGGTCAGTTTACCAAGGGACACTCAAGAATATTGAAAGCGCAAAAGAAGATGCAGATGAGATTCTTCCTAGACTGGATCCAAATCAAAAACTTGATGAAGATATGATTCTAGTAAAGATGGACAGACCAAATGCTAGATATGATGCCCTAGGCTTCACATTTACAAGAGATCATCCATTTGTAGCAATGAAGCCCGATGTGGCGCAAGAAATTTTTGATAAGGAGGAAGGGTTTAGACTAGCTACCCCTAGAGAAGTACAGGAGTACTACAACTAAGCCTAACAAATGGCAGAGATATATGTAAACACAAGCACACCTGCAACAACAAAGATTTATGTAAAGGGTGAGGCTGTAACACTTAGCTCTCCAGTAACTGTCAAAGTTTATGACATAACTGGCGATCCAGTTATATCTCCACCAATTAATTCAACATCAATACTTACAACTCTTACGGCGGAGCAAAGCGAAGTTGATATAGGGTCATACAAAGTTTATCTACCTATCTCGTACACAGCAAGATCAAGAAAGTTCAAGTTGGTATGGGAATGGCAATATGAAGGATCTTCTTATTCTAATACAACTATGCTTGATATTGTAACACCTTATGTAGATATACAGGAGGCTGCACAAGAAATGGGATTGGGATCAGATTCAAATGATCCAAACCATAAGACATATCAAGAGCTCAAGCTTGCTGAAAGATATGCAAGAAATATAATTGATGGGTACACTGGTCAAAAATTTTTCCTACACGATGATTATTTTTCTTCAGTAGGAAATGATTCTGACACTATGCCTCTTACTAAAAAGATAAATAGATTGCATACTCTTCACGCAAATGATCAGATCCTTATCGATAATTTAAATGAAGTTAATAACCTAGGCCTTACTATTGATATCACGACAAGCGGCTTTGGATTAAAGGTAAACATAGCGTCTATTTTAGACAATGATGTTTATATAGCTAACGGAATGGTCCCTCCATCAATTCACGACTCTTCTCCAGATATATTTAGAAGGTCTAAGAATTATAAAGTCTACGCTAGATTTGGTTGGGAGTATGTTCCAAATGAGGTTCGTGACGCAGCTGTAGAAATAATGAAGATGTACTTTGCAAAAGATCGTGTTTGGAAAGACAGATATGTTAAAAAGGTTTCCACAACAGATTGGGACTTTGAATATTCTTCAGAAGCATTTAGTGGAACTGGCTCCTCATATGCAGACAAGCTACTTGCAGACTATGTAATAACACAAATGGTTCTGGTGTAATGTTTGATTTAGTAGACGGCCTCATGACAATGAAGATGGACGTATATCGACAAACTGAGCAGCAGGATAAAGATACTGGTGCAATGATAAGAGAGTTTTCTTTTATAAAAACAATTGATTGCTATGCTAGAGGAGTAATTACCGAAAGCAGAAATAGGTCTAACGATAGTCAGAAGTTTTCAAATAAGTATTCAAATAACCAGTATATTGAGGCTAGAACATCTGACAGATTAACTGCAAGAGATAAAGTTAAAAACATTAGGGATGTAAATGGAAAGCCTATCTGGTATGAGTTAAACTATCCAAGCGATACAGATACAGTTTTTGATGTTGTTGGAACTACACCAATATCAGATCCATTTGGAAATGTTGTAGGATATAACTCTTCATTGCAAAGAGCGGAGAATCAGCAAATTGGCGTCTGAAATTTTAGCGATTAAAGCAGCAAGCGGATTAGTTAATTTAATGACTAATAAGCCAGTAAGTGGTGCAATAAAAGATAGTACAGTTGCACAAATATCTGCTGCATTGTTCTATAAAACAAATGTAATGGCTAAACTAGCTGCTAATCCGCAATTCCAATCAGCATTTAGAAGTGTAATATTTGATCAGGTTCAGATCGACTTTGCAGACTATATAGACGCAAAAGCAAGAACATCTCCAAAATCTTTTCACCATGTTTACGAATGGGGAAGAGTAGGAGATAGCGAGGCAAGACTATTTAAATTAAATAAGCTTCCTGCAGATGGACTATCATTAAAAATTAATTACGAACTAACTGACTCAAAGTCTTTTGTACCATCTGAAAACTCTAACAATAAACACGTCTTTGTAAAAAAAGCTTCTGTTATGGAAGAGGGAAAGACTGTAGTCATAAGGCCAAGATTTTCTGAAAGGCTGGTATTTGATGTAGACGGATACACAATATTTATGCCAAAAGGCGAATCCGTTACTGTTAGAAAACCAGGAGGGGCGGCAACCAAAAACGCCTTCTTTGCACAGTATAGATATTTCTTTACTGGACAGCTAGTCAATATGTCTATAAAAAAATCTGGATTCCAGAGATTATTTAATTCATCATTGTCTAGAGCGCTAGGTGTACCAGCACAAGTTAAATCAGTTAAATATAGTTTCTCGGCAAATCAATTAGCAAGTGAAGCCGAGGCCGCTACATCAGCAGCTTTTGCGAGGTTAGCACATGGCTAATTATAAATTAGATGCAATGTTTGAAATAAGAAAGTTCCTGTGGAGCAGACTTACAGCACTTAATATATTCAATCAAGAAGACTACTATTCAGACAATCTAAATGAGACACTTGTCCCAATTGTTCCAGTCCAGCAACAGCCAGAGATGAATCAGTTCTTGAGCGGAAAGAAGCACATAGTTTACGACAAGATAGGAATGTCTTATGAGAACAACTGGATGATATGCTGCGAACAGATTCTATTAACCCTATATTCACCAGATCTCCTTGATATTGTTGAGATAAGAAACTTCCTAACTGATGAGTTTAGAAGAATGGATGAGTCTGCAAGGGATGTCAATAAATGGGCGGGGTTATCAGATAAATTCAAGTTCCATAGTATCCACATAGCAGACATATCATCTACAGCCCCATCAGAAGAAATCCAAGGATTCTATGCTGCAGATGTAATATTAGAGGTCAAATATTCAAGAATAACAAATGGCCAGGGCAGGTTTGCCTAGTTTGCCTTTTATAATATAGTAGAGTAAAATTAGAACAGAGGAAAGGGCCTAGCCAGCCAAAATATATATATTAATTTCATATGAAATCAGGAGGCAATACATCATGGCACAAAAAGTCGGTAATGAGAAGAATATTCTCGTAGGAGCTTCACCGCTATTCCTGTCTGTAGACGATTCTACAACTCCAGGATACGACAATAGCATGGAAGCAGGTTTAACAAATGCTGGAACAGCAGCAACAGGAACTGGAGCAGCAAGAGTTGCACCATCCACACTAGTACCAATTTTTGCATCAGGAGTATCTTATACAGATACTTTAAATGCAGCAACACCAGATAAAGCAGGTGGAGTACTGGCAGCAGCATATCGTAACGTAGGTTACACAAACAATGGTCTTCAGATCAGCTATCAGCCAACATACGACTCAGTAACTGTTGACCAGTTGCTAGATACAGCTAAGCTATTTAAGTCTGCTATGCAGGTTCAAATTTCTACAGAAATGGCAGAAGGTACTCTAGAGAACGTTCTTGCAGTATTTGGTCAGAAGTCAAGCACATTGACAGAAAAAAAGGGTGGAACACCAGAAGCAGTTCTAACAGGACTAGCAGCAGAAGATCACCTTGGCTTAGAAGCAGGTGCACTTGGTTCAGCTCCAACAGAGCGTCAACTAATTGCAGTCGGACAAGCCCCAACATCAGAGGCAACTGCAGCTGAGCGTGTATATTATGCACGTCGTGTTTTGTCTGTTGAGCAGTCACAGTTCTCTTTGGCTCGTACAGCAGCAACAACATTTCCAGTAACATTCCGTCTTCTACCATCAGGTGAGCAAGATCACATAGGTTCAGAATACGGTAAGATTATTGACCGAGTACTAAAAGTTTAATTATATTAATAATTAATATCAAAGCCCCCAAGAAATTGGGGGCTTTGCTGTTGTACCCTTATAATGATTATGCTATAATAATTTAGACGATCCTTAAGGAGGATACAATGGCAACAACAGTATATGACGTAGAAGAGATTGAACTACAAAGCGGAGCTAAAGTAAAGCTCAAGCCATTATCAATCAAGCAACTGCGTAAGTTTATGGAAGTAATTAAGAAAGTACAAGATGCAGAAGACGAAGCTGCCACACTTGGAATTTTAGTTGAAGCATGTGGAGTAGCAATTGAAACTCAACTTCCTGATCTTGTTAAAGATATAGATAAGCTTGAAGAAGCATTAGACGTTCCAACAATTAACCGCATCCTTGAAGTTTGCGGAGGAATTAAGATGGACGACCCAAACCTGATAGCGGCAGCAGTACTGGCTGGTCAGAACTAGATTTAGCCGCTTTAGAAGGCCAAGTTTTTCTTCTGGGACACTGGAAGAATTACGAAGAGCTAGAAGAAAATTTATCGATGCCAGAGTTGGTTCAAACCATAACAGCGATAAACCTAAAAGAGCACAACCAAAGAAAGTTTGCAGCATCACTAAAAGGAATACAATTAGATGATGATGTGGAAGAAGAAAAAAAAGGTTCTACCTTTGAAGATATCCAAAGAAGAGCACTTGGTATAACAGCATCAGCAGATGATGTTGTTGGATTACAAGGGACATTCGCAGCACAAGCTGGATTTGGAATTGGCGCAGGGTTAGGATATTCTAGGAGTAATTAATGGCTGACGAACAAATTGTAACCAGTATAGTCGCCAAAGCCGACTTGTCTAGCCTTGTGTCTGAAGTACACAGGGCTAGTGCTAGTCTCCAGCAACTACAAAGAGAACTCCTTGCATCAAACAAAGCAATATCTTCTTCAACAAAGTTAGCAAACAATTTATTTAGAGATACATTAACTGGAAGCGGGCAGTTCTCTAGCCACTTTGTAAACCTTAATTCTGATGTAGATAAATTTGGTAAAAACTTAGATGCTGGTAGACTAAAGCTTAAGAACTATTTCCAAACATTTAGAGAGCACTCTACAACTCAAAAGGGTATGATCAGGGAGCTTGCCAAAGAACAGGTAATGCTTCAAAATTCAGTACTGCAACCTCTGGGCAGAAATGCTCAAGGTTTAATGCAATACAATGTAATGATTCCTAGAGGCTTAGATGCAATAGCAAATAGCGGAAAATTAGCTCGCATGGAAATGCAGATTATGAATCGTGCATTATCTGAAGGAGCAGGGTCTTTAATTAACTGGGGTAAAAATACTCAGTGGGCAGGTAGACAGCTTACAGTAGGACTCACAGTTCCCCTCACTATGTTTGGGGCGGCAGCTGGAAAAGCATTTAGAGAAGCAGACGCAGAGCTTGTAAGATTAACAAAAGTTTATGGCGGTCTTGCAGCTACATCCGCTTCAGATTTAAGAGCAATTAGAGAAGAAGTTGTTGAAACAGCAAAAGTTTTATCCAAGACAATGGGTGCATCTTTTAAAGAAACTATTGCGCTAGGTGCTGATATCGCGGCAACAGGACAAACTGGTGACGAGCTTCTTGGATCAATTGCAGAAACAACAAGACTAGCAATACTCGGTGAAGTTGATAGACAAGATGCAATGAAAGCAACTCTATCAATTCAAACAGCTTTTAAGCAAAATACAGAACAGCTAACAGAATCAATTAACTTTCTTAACGCAGTTGAAAACCAGACGTCAACAACTCTTAACGATCTAGTAGAAGCTATTCCAAAAGCTGGTCCAGTAATTCAGCAATTAGGTGGTGACGTTAAAGATTTAGCTCTTTATCTAACCGCAATGAGAGAAGGTGGAATCAGCGCATCAGAAGGTGCTAACGCTTTAAAGTCTGGTCTAGCCTCTCTTATTAATCCAACAAAGCAAACCGTTGGCATGATGTCAGAATTTGGCATAGATGTAATGGGTATGGTTTCTAAAAACACAGGAGACACAACTGGGCTTCTTATGGATTTACAAAAAGCATTAGACTCACTTGATCCACTAAGTAAAGCAAGAGCGATGGAGCAGATGTTTGGTAAGTTCCAGTTTGCAAGAATGAGCGCATTGCTTAATAACTTAGGCAAGCAAGGTAGCCAGACGCTTCAGGTTTTAGATCTAATGAAAGCAAGTACTGCAGACCTAGCAGATGTTGCTAGCCGAGAATTAAAAATGGTTACAGAGTCCGCATCTGGTAAATACAAGAGAGCTATAGAAGGCCTTAAGGCAGAGCTTGCAGATGTCGGAGAAGAGTTTCTTGGAGTTGCTACCAAGCTTATAAGCGCAGCCACAAAGATTTTGGATTTCTTTACTAAGTTGCCTGACCCAATTAAAAAGGGATTAACATTTTTAGCTGGATTTACAGCACTGGTTGGTCCTCTTATTATGTTAACTGGTGTGCTCGCAAACTTCTTTGGATATATAACTAAGGGAGTTGTTCAACTAAGAGCATTCTTTATGAAGGCCAATGGCTGGAAGATGCTTACTCCAGAAATTATTGCTGCTGAAAAAGCAGCACTTATGGTTGAAAATGCATTTTATTCAGATGCAGCAGCAGCTCAAGTTCTTCACAATGCGTTACAAAAGCTTGTTTTAGATTATCAAAGTCTACAAGCGGCATCAATGAAAAATGCAGTTCCAGTAAATGGAGGAGTTAGCACTGTTGCTGGTAACCCAGTGATGGTTGGCGGAAGAAGAGTTGTAGACCCTAACGATCCATATGTTGGAGATCCTAACACTAGAGCAATGTCTCATATTAGACCAAGAGATCTAAATAATCCTGCAACTATATTTGGCGGAGTCCCAGGAGCTATCCCAGTTAATAGAGGTATATCAAGAACTCCTCAAATTTATATGCATGATAGACTTCCAAATGTTGAAGGCCTAACAAGCGTTAAGGGAATATCTACAGGAATTGTTGCGCCAGAGGCTGCCAAGTTCCATGCGCTAATGGCAACACTTGGAATGCAAACAGAACAAGAAGTTGCAGTGCTTAAGAAAACAATTGCAATGGGTGGAACTGTAAGCAGAGAACTTTTGGATACATTTGATGACATCCTTCCAATAACTCAAAGATTTGCAGATAGCGCAGCAACTCAATCTGCATTAATTGTTCAGCAAATGAGAAATGCAGAAATAACAGTTGATCAGGCTAAGGCAAGAATACTTGCACTTAATGCACAGATAGAAGCAGACATGGGTTCTGCAGTAACAGCATATGCTGCTGGTCGAGGAAGAAGAATTGATTTAACAAGAGCCCCAATGATGGATCAACCAGTTGTTGATGCTAATGGACAATTTACACTTAGAGATTTATACAAGAAAAAAACAAACGCTTCTGTTATGGAAGAGTTTGGAAGAGTTCGTGGCGTAAGAACATTTGGAGCACCATATAGTATTCAAACAACAAGAATGCCTAAGTTTAATACTGGTGGAGACATTGAATCGTTTGGACCAAACAAGACTATGGTTTCTGGACCTTCTTCAATTAATTACGACGACAGACTTGGAAGCGTTCCTCTGGGTGGATATGTTTTGAACCAGCAAGCTGCAATGGATCCAGCAAATGCCGCATTAGTTGCAATGGCTCCAAGCACATATTTAAATGACGGTGGAAATATTACAGCAGCTCTTACTCCACGGGAAGTAGTTTTTGGTCCTCAAATTCAAAGAATGCCTGAGCTTTATGCAGCAGTTGATGCCGCAAATAGCGGATACAATTTTGGTGGGCAGATCATGAGTGGCACATATGGGTATGGAAGAGAAAGCACTCTATCAATATGGGCAAGATTAGTTAACTCTAAGGATTATCCAAAAGTAATTAGAGCAGCAACAGTTGCTTCTGATGCTGCAATCCTTTCACAACTTACTGGAATGGATATTAAAGATGCCACAAAGAGAGTTTCTGCAGATTATGATTCAGCAATAGAGCATGCTAAAAAAGCAGCAGCCAAAAATGGGACAAGAAAAACAGAAGAGTTTGTAAAGGCAAGAACAGCTCAGCTTATTAGATTGAGCAAAGAGTTCCCAGGTGCAAATTTAATTCTAGATAAATATTCAGATAAAAATAAGTACGATCAAAATGCAAAA